TTGCATTTTATTTCCGTCTTGCAAAATTTACAAAACAACTAAAAAAAACAACACAACAATCTGACATTGATGAGTATTATTTTGAATGCCCTCAATGTGACCACACCATGAAATTTGTGAATGGTGCCTCTATCTCCACACAGTGTGAAACGTGCTGTCCTAGCTGGCAGTGTGTTATGCAGAGTGAAGAGAGCGACGAAGTGATGGTTGGGAGTCCGAGTGTTTCACTAACCGACACACAGACTACAGCTTTCATGGACGTGAATCCTGGTATTTCAGTGGGAGATGTTGCTACTACCCATAGTTTTGATACCAGCGATGCTGTAGTGGAAGCTGGTTTGCAGGATTTTTTCCAACGACCTGTTCGGATAGCCAGCTTTACGTGGAATCAGAGTGATGCGGTCGGTACAGTTAATTCATTTAGTCCTTGGAGCACGTATTTCAATAACGGGTATATCAAGTATAAATTGAACAATTATGCCTTCTTGCGTGCGAATCTGCATGTGAAAGTAGTCATTAACGCATCTCCATTCTACTATGGATCGATGCGTGCATGCTACCAACCACTACCAAATTTCAAAAATTCGACCATCATATCTGGGACATCAGCTGGTATTACCAATTCTGAACTCATACCGTATTCACAGCAGCCTGGTATGTGGTTGAAGCCCCACATGTCTGAGGGTGGTGAGATGATTCTACCTTTCTTCTATCACAGGGCATTTGTGAAGGCTCAGCTAGCTCAAGATTTCGCTGACCTCGGGACACTACGCTTCATTGTTTACAATGCACTTCAGAGTGCAAATGGAGCCACTGGTACAGGAGTCTCAGTACAAGTCTATGCTTGGGCTGAAGATGTAGTTTTAGCAGGCCCTAGTGTGGGTTTAGCTATGCAAGCTGATGAGTACGGTACAGGACCTGTTTCCGGAGTTGCTTCCACTGTGGCCACTATCGCGGGTAAACTCAAGGGTGTGCCAGTTATAGGCAAATTTGCTACAGCCACCGAATTAGGTGCTAAAGCGGTGTCTGGGATTGCAAAATTGTTCGGTTTCACTAACGTACCCGTCATTGAACCTGCTATGCCATATCGACCATCACCGTTTCCGCAGTTAGCTTCTCCTGAGATTGGTTATCCAGTGGAAAAACTTACTTTGGATCCCAAGAATGAGCTTTCAATCGATCCCTCTATTGTGGGTCTATCTCCTGAGGATCCGTTGGCAATTGAATCAATTGTAACCCGACAATCATATCTGACATCAGCAACTTGGTCCACTTCTACTCCAGTAGACACACCATTGTTTACTTCAGTAGTGACACCGAGTTTAGGGACTTTTCCTGCTGCGAACGGATCATTTGAACAGCATACTCCACTATCATTGGTGGCTCGACTTTTTCGTTCTTGGCGCGGAGATATTATTTTCACATTCAGATTTATCACTTCACCTTTCCATAAAGGACGCGTTCGGATATCATACGATCCATACAATGCTTCTATTCAGACATTTGGTGATACTGGTCCTGTAGCCTTCAACAAGGTTGTGGATATCTCAGCAGACACAGAGGTTGATGTTCGCATCCCATATCAACAAGCACTGTCATGGTGTTACTCTTATGGATATGGTATCAGCACAAAGTTTTCTACCAGCTCCACCCCAACATTGACGCTTAGTGACACGTTTGACAACGGTATCATTTCAATGAAAGTCCTTACGTTGTTGACAGCACCTACTGCTACCTCGTCGGTTTCTGTGCAGGTTTTCGTGAGAGGAGCGGAAAATATGGAATTTGCCAATCCTCAGATGCTGGATAGTGGATTATCACCATTTGCGATGCAGAGTGAAGAATACGAGGAGTTCAAGGAAAATCACACACTCATGGGAGATAAGCCGGCTGATATTGATATCACACGTAGTCGTGTCCATTTCGGAGAAGTTGTGAGATCATTGCGACCCCTATTGCGCCGTTCGAATTTCCTTGATGCTTTAACGCCAGCTACCAATTCAACTAATTGGGGTGTTTGGCAATTGAACCAATCTCGCTTTCCACCATATTATGGTTACGATACTAATGGGATAATGACTGCCAAAGGTATCACAGTACCCGCCACAACTTTCAATTGCAATATCAATGCACTAACACCATGGCACTACATTGTTAACTGTTTTGTGGGCCAGCGTGGTTCTATGCATTGGCATTACAATTGGGACGGTCCTCAGGATACAACTCTCAAGGTGGCAAGGAACACTCAGAGTGCATTGTATTCCGTGGGTTACCAGGGAGGAACTGCTAGTTCATTATCCACAAATCAATACTACTTGTGGAGTAACACAATTCCTAGCTGTGGAGGTGTAGCTGCAACTAACCAAAAGACTCAGGCGGTCCTGAGTGTGAGTTGTCCTAACTACTCGGCATTTAAGTTCCAATCCACTGATCCGCTGAATACTACTCGCCCTGTAGCGACTGGAGCACGGTATGATGGATCATACTTTGAAGGTTTGTCCGTAACTTTGACAAATAACGGTGCGGTCTCCAACTTGAACACTGGACGCTTGGAGCGTTATTTCAGTATTGGTACAGATTACACCCCTTTGTTCTTCTTGAACGCTCCTTCAATGTATGTATATACCATCACTACACCTGTGTAGATTGAGGATGTGGTGTCACAATCACCTTAACAAAACTTGTGATAGTCTAGCTATCTAACTAGATAAGTCAATATATTATTGGTCAGTATATTGTCAGAATTGAACCCGGGGAAGGAGTGGACCTTCTTCCCGAGAAGTCCTGTACAATGGACTTTGCATTGGTGTACTGGAGTACATCACGTAATCAGAAACGTAGATTCTGACGCAGAGAAAAACTGCCTAAACAAACCAAATTCCATACCCACGTGCGGGATGGGGCGTTCGTCCGGACGCCGGCCTTTCGGTCTCTATATTACATTTTCTAGTGTATTTTTTCAGGGACCTTCGGGGCCCTTTTTTAGCACTTGACGATTTAATATATGCCGATCGGGCTTTTCTAAGCACTGATCAAAAAAAA